TTTGATTCAATCATTAATTATAAAACGACCAAACCCCGCTTTGTTATTCCAACGCTTCATTGAGCAACACACACACTTTGGCGTATTGCCTTTGCACCTCCTTATCGGTGTACAAAATGTTACTAAACTCGTTTACCGAATTGATTGCCGTTGAATGGTCGCGATGGATAATTCGGCCAATTTCTGCCCACGGCATCCCTAACCTTTTTCTGCAAATAAAGTTGAACATGTGACGGGCGTATAACGATGCCCTTTTCCGCGATGGGCAAAGTATTTCATCGGGGGTTAATTCCGATACTGTGCAAACGGCCCTCAACACCTCCTTCCAATGATTGGGTGCATCGTTAAAATCAACCCGTGGGTTTATTATTTCACGCTTTAACGATTGGATTTTGGTTAGGGCCTCGCCTTGTATCTGCACTAACAATAATCGCAGTCGTTTAATTTCTTGTCGTTGATTGTGTAATTGCTGGTAATGGCTTGTCATATCGTTTCTTGAATTGCTTTGAAAATTTGGTATGCCACTTGTGGCACAATTGCGTTTCCGTATGCTTTTATTGATTCGTTTCTCCATTTTGAAAAGGTGATTCCGTCCAATTCGGTGGGAAGCCCATCATCTCCGCCACAAATCGGGGATTGAGTTGGGAATTTTTCCCAATCCATTCTGGGTTGTCTTTTGCTATTGTTCTCGTTAAATTCATTTGTTTGAAATTCCCTGTTTTTACCCCTTCCCCCGTATCCCTGTATTCCCCCGATACTGGTGTCGGTAACATCCCCATCGCTGCCATTTGTTTCAAAGGGTTCTGTAAATTCACGCCCTTGGCTTTGTGTCGTTCTTGTGCCTTCTTGAATGTTTCTGGTTTCCTCGGTGTGTTGTAATCGAACGCTGTCGGTGTTGGTAACATTCCCGATTCTACTATGTCCCTCAATTTTACACCCCATCTCACTCCATCCTTGTTTGTTCTGAAATAACTCCCGTTCTCCATCTGCACATCGTTCACACATCCCCCCTCCACATCCGCACTCCTTGGTGTCGGTAATAATCCCATCACCGCAAAGTGTTCCAAGTACATCCCCCTCGTTTCCCCTCCGTATGTTTCCTTGCGTTTCATCGTTTGTTCCTCCGTCACTTCCCTCGGACTTGAATTTGGTGTTGGTAACATCCCGTGAAATAATTGTTCGGTCAAACTCCCTGGTGTCCATTTCCTCCCTATGCTTTCCCGATATTCCGTTCTTTTCTGATGCCTCGTTTCGTTCGGGATTATGTCTATTGTCGATGGAGTAAGCAACAAACCAAACCCTATCTCGTCCGTGTGGGGCATTGACCGCCGCCGCAGGTATAACCACGGCCTGGACTTCGTACCCCTCAAGTTCCAAGTCAGAATGCACCTCGTCGAATACCATCCCTCCATTCCAATTAAGCAACCCAAAAACATTTTCCCCCACGATGTACTTTGGTTTAATCTCCCGTATTGCTCTAAGCATTTGGGGCCACAAATGGCGTTCATCTTCTTTTCCTTTGCGTTGTCCTGCTTGGGAATAGGGTTGGCAAGGGAATCCTCCCGTGAGAATGTCAATTTTGTTTGCATATTTTGTAAAGTCGGTTTTTGTTATGTCATCAAATGATTCTGCGTTCGGCCAATAATGGTGCAACACTTTTTTACCAAATTCGTTCCACTCGCAATGGAAAACATTTTCCCACCCCATCCACTCGGATGCTAAATCAAATCCTCCAATTCCCGAAAATAAACTACCGTGTCTCATTATTTGTCTTTGCAAAGATACAAATAAACACGAAATAAACAAAATTACCTAATATCGTACTTTCCAAAATTACTTTTAATACCTAACATCATCATTTCCGCGTAGCGAAACGCATCAAGCCCGTGATCCGTGCCAATGGGGTTGTTCATGCTTCGCCCCTGGGCATCCGTATCCCAACAATAATTTCTCAACTCTTTGATTAAATTGGTGGATGTGGATGTAACCAAATAGGATTGTGATTGCATTATCTGTATTCCATAATTAATACTATCCTTGCCCTTGGTCACTCCCTTGATTCTTATCCCGTATCTTTTTATTTCATCAATTGACTTTGGTTCGGCACTATCCGCATAAACGGGTACAAAGTTGGGTAATGCCTTGGCAATGTCCGAATTAAGCATTCCCGTGCGATATGCGACCTCATCAATGATGCGTTGGCCATTGTACTCATAAACGGCTACGATTGCCGTGGGGTCGTTTGTATACCCAAAATCCACACCAATGCCAAGCAACCTCGCATCCTCTGGTATGGTATCAATGGTTTGCCAATTGGAAAAGATAACCCCTTGTAGGTTTCCAATCTCACCAAGTCCATATACCCGCCACCAATTGGCCCAATAATTGGATGTGGTTGCCCTATCCCGTGCCTTTTCAATTTCCGTTACAATGGATTTGTCCAACGCTTCATTGTCTTTGTAGGTTAGTACAATCATTTCGGCATCGGGGTCGTTTACCAATTCACTATCCACCCAAAACTCCGCCACTGGGTTGTAATCCAAATAAATGAATTTACGGGTACGGATTGCCATTTGGTAGTATGATTCCCAATCTATGTTGTTGCACTCATTTACAAAAAGAACATCACGCCTTGCACCCCTTAATTTTTGCGGTTGGTCTGCACTAAAAAATTCAATGTAACTGTCATTGCTGAATGTGTAGGTCAATGATGATTTGTTCCATTTCAACGGATCAAACATTCCCACCATGTCCATAATTTTAAGGAAGTCACGGATTGCACCCCTTCGAAGGTGCGGGATGGTTTCCGATACCACACTAATTTCACACTTTGCGTTCTGCACCGCATAGGTGATAAGCAACGGAATAATTGAAAAGGTTTTGGAACTGGATGTTCCGCCCCTAACAATACGCACCCGTTTGCGTAGTTTACTTATCTTGATTTGAGCCGTTGTTCTCTGCAACATCTAAATTGATACCATTGAATATCGGTTTCTCGGTTGTAACATCAATTTGTTGGGTGGGCATACCAAATCCCGAATCCATCAATTGTTTGTACGCACCCACATCACCTTTCCTTGCCTTGTGTATCATTGCAAGTGTGATTAAATCTTCCTGGCTTAGTTTCTCTAATTCACCCGTGATGGGGTTCTTTGTGTCTTGCATTACCTCCAACCACTTCCGTGCGATGGTGCTTCGGTTCTTTGTTCCCTTGGGTTTCCCGTTGGGATTCCTTACCTCACCTGGCTTTGGTGGAATTATGTTTTCTGGGTTTGGCATAATTTCAAATCTTTATCAAATCAATCGTTTGGTAAAATTGGAATGGGCATCCACATAAATGGTGTGGCGATTGGGGAATCATCGTGTGCCAAATACCATTGTTCTTCCATGATGTATGCAACTTGTGTGGTGTCAATTAATACCCATTCATTATCAATGGGGGTGGTTCGGTTGGTTTCTCGCCATGCTTTCATAATCCAACTCCGTTTCTTTTAATTTTAATTGTGGGGTCAAGTTTTTTCATTCGGTCAATAATCACTTGGCAATACTTTGGGTCAAGTTCCATTCCGAAACATTTGCGTTTGAGTTGGTGCGACGCAACCATTGTTGAACCGCTTCCCAAAAAAAAGTCAACCACCAAACTATTTGCGTGGGAACTTATCTTCATTTCATTTGCAATTAATTCAATTGGCTTCATTGTTGGATGCAATCCACTTTCCCTCCCAAATTCCAAACATCGTGAATAGTTAACATCTTGTAACCCATAATTCCAAATTGAGGATTTGCGAAATAATAAAATATATTCAATGTCTGGTCTGTGCGCTGAATTAATGGGGATTGCGTTTGGCTTTTTCCAAATTAAAACATTAAACGAATACCCAGCATCTCTTGCCCAAATTAAATAATCTGGCAATAATTCATTATTGCAAAAAATATACGCATTCATATTTTTATCAAATACCAATGGTAAAACTTGCAAAAATTCCAAAGGGTTAAATTCCGCAATAAATTCAATGTCTTTTCCTTGCTTTCTTAATGCCTTGCCAATATCCCCCTTTGCGCCACCATCGGTTTCTATTTTATACGGTGGGTCTGTAAATACCATGTCTGCCTTTTCCCCGTTCATTAACCTTGCAACCGAATCGCTATCTGTGGAATCACCACACAACAAACGGTGTTCGCCTATCTCAAATAAATCACCCAACACAATATCGGTTTCAATGTTTTCTGGTTCCTCAAAATTATCATCCTCCGCTTCCAATTCAGTCAAATCCATGTTCGGTACATCCAAACCCCATTCGTTCAATTCTGCGGGGTCCCAATCGTTTGCCAACGCATCCCAATCCCACTCACCAAATCCAACATTGTCCTTTATTAAAAATTCCCGTTGTTGTTGCTCGGTTAGGTTTTCCGCCTTAATGATTGGTACTTCCTTAATCCCTATTTCCTGGATGGCTTTTAATCTCATGTTGCCACCCAATATCATCATTTCGTTGTTGACTACAATTGGACGGATCTCCAACATTTCGGGAAAGTCCTTGATTGACTGTATTAATTTTTTGAATTTATCATCCTTCAAAATCCGTGGATTGTTTTCATTTGGGATGATGTCTTTTGTTTTAACCCATTCGATATTCATTTGTTTAGTTTTATGTGGTGTACTGTGATAAGATATTCGTTTTTTAATTTTGTTCCAAAGTGTACTTCGTGGTGATGGTCACGGCATAAACAAATCAAATTTTCTATGTTGTCCTTTCCTCCGCGTGACCTGGGCAATAAATGATGGATATCAATCCCTTGCTTTCCGCATTCGGGAACTTCACATTGAATCCAATCGCTTTTGTCATACCCAAAGTAATCTAAATATATCTTTGTCCAAGGTTTCATCTTTGATGGCTTTCAAATATAGTTCATTACAAACGCGTGGGTTCATTTCCATGGCTTTGCCTACCTTTTCCCATGTCATTCCCATATCCTCGCGTAAAATG